CCTCACTATACGACTATATAGTTATGACCGGTGTGACTAGCCACACAGGAGTCTGGACCAATTGGCCGTTCTGGAATTAAGAAGAAAGAATTCTTCCTAATTTAATCCAGATCTTTTTACCCAATTGGATTTATCCGACTACTTCTGTGAGCCTCACTCCCATGCCCAGACCTCCTTGTCCTCTTTTACAAGAGTCAAAGGAGTTCGATTCCAAAGCTTGTATAGATCTTTCAAGCAGGAGTCCTGGATTGGTGCTGAGGAATTACTGTGGGAAAATCTCTCCCCGATAAGACGACTTTGAATGGAACTTCCTTCTGTTCGAATACTTTTATACCAGAGTTGACGAGGTAATTTCTCTCGCCATAATTTATGATCAAAAACTTGATCCACTCCCTGGCACAATTTCTTGTGTTCCCTCCAAAATGCCCTTTCGGCAAAATTCGAATCCCACCGTTGGTTTGTTATCAAGTCAACAACATTAGGCAGTACTGTTTGTAATGGAAGAGCGTCGAGATTGTCCAAACCTAAAGTTTTGGCACCAATCTTTTCAACCTCCTTCCCCTTACCGCGGTTTCTGATCAATCCGAAATTCAAATACGGAACTTGTTCAACGTTGCGGACGACTCTCCTAAATTGATCTAATTCAATATAGGAAATCCTGAATAACTCTGAGTTAATCTGACAAATATCAGCCTGGAATAGATTCTTGCCTAGAGATGGTACAAAACCCACCTCCTGGACAACCTTCAACCAGGTCTGATATTCATCAGGCTCACACAGAAACAGGATGTCGTCTCCGTTGACCAAAACCTTGGGTGCTTTCTTCTTCATCAAGTAATAGCTATATCGAAAAACGATATAATTTGCTAGACACAAGATAGGAAATGAAAGAACATGACCCATTAATTGACCATTAGCCTGCTGGACAACACCATTATCGGTGCAATTCCAATGTACATATCGAGCACCCAGCTCCTCCTCCTCATAATGGAGAGGTTGTTTCTCATATGAGATTTTCGCCCCAGTGAAAGACTCCCGAATCCAATCATACTTAGCCTTTGGGCCTAAAATATGATCCAGAATCGTGAGACTAAAATCTGCATGAAGCAGATCCGTCGCTGAGGAGTAATCTCCCGAACACCAACCCTTCCCTACTGAGTAGTCGGAAGCCAGATACCAAATATCTGTTGTCTCGATGGGCCTCTTGACCCCCACTTCAAATTGCCTGTACTTTGAAATTTTCCTTCGGAGGATATCTTGTAAACCATTAAGGTTTCGATATGCCCCTACAGAAGGCTTCGTAATTATTCTCCCTTTTAAGGGTTCTAAAACTACGCTAGGTTCTACCAGATTTGGAATTGATCCCCATTTTTCCTTATAATCCAACTCTTCCCTGATCTCTCGATCGGAATAGTAGGAGGAATAAATGGCCTCAACCCTTGTAGAGCACCGTGCAAAGCCAACAAAGACAGGAACCCTGAGGACTACGTCTCTAGGTTCCAAATAAAAGTGAGGGTTGTCCAACTCCTGGACAGCCCATCCCACCTGTCCACCTTTAGTACGGGAGACTTCCACAGTCGCCTTCGTACTCAAAAGTGGCTCCAACGCCAAAATTGCATCCAGCCTATCTTCCTTCAACCGGAGGTTACGAAACTCTCTGTCAAGTAACCGGCGGGCGAAACCGAGGATCCCTCGGTCCGTTTCCACCTTCTCCGTCAGAGCCTTCATATGTTTGACCAGACTTTTGTCAATCTGATCTGCTCTGATAGGAAGCAATCCCTTCTTTACCCCTTGAAACAAGGAGTAAATCTGAATGCAATGCCTCATCTTCACCTTCTCCCGAGATTGCGTGATCAACAAGTTCAGCCTATGGTTAAGCCACCTAGGAAGCAAAAACTTCCCAAAGTAGCCATCCGGAATCGCCGGTCTCTCTGTTCTAAAGAAGCGAGCAAACACAATGTTTACCGCAACTTTGAAATCCGAAGCGAGTCGTCCAAAAAGATTGGATAGACACACTACGTCAAAGAGGTCCGCCTTTTCGTCGATCGTTAATTCATGCGCCCAAATTGCCACACAGTATTGACTAATACTATGGACAAAGTCCCATGTTTCACGAATAACCAGCCGAGCCATATTCTCACACTCTCTCCTCTCCCACTCTCCACATCCATACAGCTTCCAGTAATCTGAAAACTGAGCAGCTAACCTGGTCGTCGAATCAACCCTCTCTCTCACTCCGTCAAAGGATCTAGAGCTCAAGAGGATTTCAAAAATTCGACTCACTTGGTTTGGAATAGCCATGTTGTCTTCGGGGGACAATGCATTAGTTCTTGCCATTAACATGTGCACGTACTGATCCATCCTCGAAGGGTGCTTACTATATTTCTAATCGGAATTGCGTAAGC